ATAGAAGGAGAAGCAAATGGAGATTGAAGTAAATAATGATGGTGTGTATTGTCACCGATGTGGTACAAAATACAGCAGACGAAAAGGATTCTTCCCTGTAAGCTATTCCATTCTATACAAGGGTGTTGGTTATCTCCCAATTTGTCGAGACTGCGTTGATACTATCTATAATACATATTTTGAAGTATGCCACGACCAGGAAGCCGCAGTGCGACAGGTTTGTAGAAAGCTGGATTTATATTGGAGCAAGCCACTTTATGAGCAGGTCACGCGAAAGAGCACACCGCGTTCTATCATGACACAATATCTTGCCAAGCTTGCAGGTATAAGCCACTCCGGGAAAAGCTATGATGACACGCTGCTGGAAGAAGGCTCTATGTGGACATTCCCTGGAATGGACGTCCAAGATGTGTTTGTTCCTATTGCGGATACAGATGACGATGATGCAAAACGTATCTCTGACGAAGTGATTGCATTCTGGGGGTCTGGGTACACACCAAGCATGTACATGGAACTTGAGCGTCGAAAGAAGTATTACCTTGCCCGACTCAATAACTCCGGAGAACTCGATATGGGCACAGAGATTCTGATTCGGCAAATTTGCAATCTTGAAGTCAGTATTGCCAGAGACAGCGCTGCCGGCAAATCCATTGAAAAGAGCGTAAACGCTCTGAATAGTCTGCTCGGAAGTCTGAACATCAAGCCGGCGCAGCGCAAGGACGATGAACTGGAAGCGGAATTGTCCTCCACCCCGCTTGGCGTCTGGATTTACAGATTCGAGAATAAGAGACCGCTCCCGGAAATTGACGAGCAGCTGAAGGATGTCAACCATTTGAAGAAATACATATTCACATGGATGGGGCATCTTTGCAAAATGCTTGGTGTGAAAAATGGTTACACCAAACTGTACGACGAAGAAATTGATCGACTTCGAGTAGAGAAGCCTGAGTATGACGGCGATGATGATGAGGCGCTTTTGAGCCACGCATATTCAGAGGAAGGCTAACCCGGTGTGTCCATGGATAGGTATCAATCAATTCTGAATGGCGCCGCACTCTGGGGAGCTTACTACCGTTTCAATCCCGAAAAATTTGCAGAGGATTATCTCCATCTTCGTCTGAAAATCTTCCAAAAGATTTTGCTCGTGATGATGTTCTGGAGTACGACATTCGTTTTGATTGCTTGCCGCGGACTTGGCAAAACATTTATCAGTGCTGTGTATTGCTGCATCCGGTGTATTCTCTATCCGGGTACAAAGATCTGTATCGCATCGGGGACGAGGGGACAGGCCTGTGCTGTGCTCGAAAAGATATTGTTGGAGCTGAAGCCAATCTCTCCTGAGCTTCGGGCAGAGATTGACGAAAAGCAAAGCAAGATGAATGGAACCAATGCTCAGATTGTCTTCAGCAACACCAGTGTTATTAAAGTTGTGACCGCTTCCGATACGAGCAGAGGCAATCGCTGCAACGTATTGTTGCTGGACGAGTACCGGCTGATATCAAAGGATACCATCGATACGGTTCTACGGAAGTTCTTGACGCTTCGCAGAATGCCGAGATATGACGAGCTACCCGATGAAGAAAAGAAAGCGGAGTACGCAAAGGAAAAGAATCTGACATTGTATCTTAGCTCTGCTTATTTCAAAGACCATTGGTCTTACACCAAATGCGTCGATACATTCAAGGCAATGACATACGGCAGCAAACGACAGTTCGTATGCGGCTTCCCATATCAGCTATCTATATCGGAAGGACTTCTTGACGCCGAGGCAGTTCAAGACGAAATGGGCGAAAGTGATTTTAGTGAAATAAAATGGTCTATGGAAATGTGCGCAGAATTCTATGGCTCTGAGGACGGCGCATTCTTCGACTTTGCGTCCATCTCAAAGAACCGGAAAATAAAATATCCGATGCTGCCACACAATGTTTCTTCCCTACTTAGTTCAACCAGCATCAACATTCAGCCAAAGCAAGATGGTGAACTGCGTATCCTATCTGCGGATATTGCTTTGATGGCGAGCAAAAAGACAAACAACGACGCAACTGCCATATTTATCAATCAGCTGCTGCCGACAAAGTCAGGACGGTATATCAGTAACATCATCTACACGGATGCATATGAGGGGTTACGTACTGACGATCAAGCTCTTATCATTCGGAAACTATTTGACGAGTTCTCCTGCGATTACATTGTTCTTGATACGGCTGGTGTCGGTCTCGGTGTATACGACTGTCTGACAAAAGAACTCATGGACTCAGAAGCTGGAGAATCCTACCCTGCACTCTCCTGCTGCAACGACAAGGTTATGGCGGAAAGATGTACGGCGCAGGGCGCGGAAAAGGTTATATGGTCTGTGAAGGCGAACGCGCAGTTCAATTCAGACTGTGCTTATTTACTGCGCGAAGCATTTAAGAGTGGACGCATCCGTCTATTGGAGACTGAGTATACCGCTGAGAACGACCTTGCGGAATTGCGTGGATACTCTTCGCTAAGCCTTGAAGAGCGGATGAAGATTCAGCTTCCGTATATCCACACAACTTTGCTGATTGACGAGCTGACAAAGCTTCAACACGAAGAGTCCGGTGGCAAAGTAAGACTATTTGAGCGAACTGGTATGCGGAAAGACCGCTACTCCAGCCTTGCTTATAACTATTATCTAGCAACGCAACTTGAAACAAAAATGAGCCGAAGGATGCAGAACGACGTTTCTTCTGTAAATATGTTTGTTATCAAGCCGCCGAGCTATGGAGGAAAGGCGGTGAATTTATTTGCCAGAAATGAACGAAACAGAGGCGCGTACTAATAGCACACCAGATGTACCGGCGGGCTATATCGGAGTATCTGAAAAGTTTGCATTGTTAAACCATTTGATTACGCGGGATCTGAACAACGATACATCGAAGCCGACATTCTCCCTGTACTCAAAATCCGATATTCAGAAATATCTCTCAAATCCATATACATATGAGAAGCAGCTCCGAAAAGCTGTCACCTACATATACGGTGCAAGCTCTCACTTCCGCCGGTTGATTCAGTATTTTGCGGGGTTGAATGACTGTTCCTATGTCGTTGCGCCGTATCGTGTTGACCCGAAGAAAGCAAACGTGAAAACGATGAATAACAACTACCGCAAGGTTCTCAACATGCTTTCTTCCATGAATATGAAAACGCAGCTGCCTAAAATTCTTACGGTATGTCTGCGCGAAGATGTGTTCTACGGAACACTATGGGTGACAAGTGACAACATCACAATCCAGCAGCTTCCAAGTGACTATTGCTCTATCTCGGCGGTCGAGGGAAACGTCCTGAATGTTTCTTTCGATTTTTCCTATTTCGATTCACATCAGGAATTCTTGAACTTCTACCCTGATGAATTCTCTGCGAAATATGAGACCTATCGGAAGAACAGAACGATGCGGTGGATAGAACTTGACAGTCCGACGTCGTTTGCTATTAAGTGCAACTCGGATATCCTCGCGTACCCCATTCCCCCGTTTGCTGGAATCCTTCGGGAAATCTACGACATAGAGGACTATAAGCAATTAAAAGTCAGTAGGACTGCCCTTGAAAATTACGCAATGCTGGTCATGAGTCTTCCGATGGACGACGAAGGACGATGGCTCCTGGATTTCGATAAGGCGAAGGATTTTTGGAGAAATCTGGATGCAGTGCTTCCGCCGGAGATCGGCTCCATTCTCTCCCCCATGCCAATCAATAAGATAGGTTTTGAGAAGGCGAATACGAAGGACACTGATACAATCGCCGAAGCTGAACAGCATCTGTTCACTGCTTCAGGTGTGCAGTCGTCGCTTTTCAATAACGACAAAGCTTCCGCAAATGCACTGTTACTTTCCATTAAGGCAGATCAGGCAATCACATATGGGATTGTCAAGAGCGTCGAAGATGCCGTTAATCGGTTTATTCAGTCTCAGAGCTATGGTAAGAATTTCAGAGTAAACTTTCTGGATGTCTCCCCGTTCAACCGAAAGGAAACGGGAGACGCCTATCTAAAGGCGGCAACCTATGGCTTCCCAACGCTATCCTATTACTGCGCATCACAGGGTCTTGGGCAGGCAGAACTGGACGCTATGAGTTTTCTTGAGACAAAGGTTCTTGGTCTTCAGGATATGTTCAAGCCGGTACAAAGCTCTTCTCAGATGTCGTCCAGCGATAGCGATGGCGCGACTGACGATGGCGGCGCTCCTACGAAGGATATTGGAGAAGTGTCCGATAAACGGGAGGAAAATCAAGAAAATGAATAATCCAGAAAACAAAAAGTTCATTTACGTATTTAGTAAAAAGGACTATGAAGCTATGTTATCACTTGGTTATACGGTTCTACGAGAAGACTTTACCCACAACACATTCGTCTTCCTGTATGCCAATGATAAACGTCAAGACTTTTCTCTAGAACCGGATATGACGTACTGTCTTTCCGATACGTTGATGTTCTAATAACCAGTGCCGCTCAGTATCTGAGCGGCTTTTCTATTGGAGGTTAGCATGGAAAACACACTGCATATGTCGTTTGCATCATCGCTAACCGATTTGTGTGAACTCAATTCATCGTTCGACTCTGGTGTTCTGCGTATTTGCTATACCGGCAAAAACCGGAATCAATCTTTCTTCTCAAAAGAAGATATTGAGCGGAACTTGAAAACGATTTACAACTGCCCAATCGTTGTGAATTACGACATCGAATCCGGCTCTTTCGGTGGACACGATATGAAAGTCGTACACGATTCCAACGGCGACGTGCGAATTATCAATACCACAGAACCGGTTGGTGTTATCCCGGAATCAAGCAGAGTCTGGTTTGACTGGGCCGATGATGAAAATGGCGTGTCACATGAATACCTATACGCCGATGTCCTGCTCTGGAAAAGACAGGCAGCTTACGAAAAAATTAAGCGTGATGGAGTCGTCAAGCATTCTATGGAGGTATCCGTTAAGAATGGGGAAATCATCGACGGCGTCTATCACATTCATGATTTTGAGTTTACGGCATTCGCCTTGCTGGGAGACGACGTTGAGCCATGCTTTGAGTCATCTGCGCTTGAAGTATTCTCCGCGAGCAAGTTTAAGCGAAGTATGTCAGAGATGATGCAGGATCTAAAGGATACATATCACAGTATCGACGCCCATGATAGGGCTGAAGATAAAACTAAAAACGATACGGAAGGAGGAGAGGAAGTATTGGACGAGAAGATTGAACTAGCAAAGAAGTATGGAGTTGACATCGATACTCTCGATTTTGATCTGAATACGCTTTCCATCGAAGAGCTGACTCAGAAGTTTGAAGATATGAGGCAGGAATTACCCGCCGTCCCGGCAGGTGAAGGAAATTATGCGCTGACTGGTAATATTGTCGATGAAATATTACGTGTGCTCAGTGAACAGAAAATTATGCGTGAATGGGGCGAATGTGAGCGGTACTGCTATATCGACTGCGACTTCGAGGCTCATGAAGTCTATTGCTGGGACCGTGAGGACTGGCTGATGTATGGCTTCAAGTACGAGATGAATGGTGACGCAATCACAATTGACTTCTCTCAGAAGCAGCGTAAGAAATACGTAATTGCTGATTTTGAAGACGGTGATTCTCAGGCTTCTCCATTTGAGTCCGAGTACGCACTGATCATGGACGCCTACAAGAAGATCGTCGAGAGCAGGGATACATACGAGTCAATGTTCAACGAGAAGGACAGGAGCTATACGCAACTGGAAAGTGAAGTCATTGATCTGCGGAAATACAAATCCGATATTGAGTCTGCTCAGGAGCAGGCGGCAAGAGATTCTATCTTCAAGAAGTTTGAGAAGCTCAATGGCATTGAGGCTTTTGAAAACTTAAAAGCAAATTGCGAGGGACTTACCATCGAGCAGATTGAGGAAAAGTGCTTTGCAATCAAGGGGCGTATGGATGTAAGCATCGATCAGGATGCGAAATTCTCAATGACACCTGCTGCCCCAAGGATTCCAGTGGATAAAGTCACCCACGCTGGTGACGAGGCCGAGCCGTATGACGGATTGTTCCCCAAGTACGGTTTCTAATTTTTTATAGGAGGTAAATGCTATGGCTATTCATGCTGTTGTTCGCACCGATCTGATGAGCGGTACGGATGTTCGTTCCGATCTTGTGTCCATCAAGTACATGGGCGCAGACGGCCAGACCCCTACCGATATTGATAACGGTTGTGTTCTGAAGGTTGGCTCTCTGATGGAGGGCGAGCGTGAGATTTTTGTTGGCGGTGACGTGGCCGCGACTACCAATCTGCACGATGTGGTGCTGGTTGCTTCTCCCGAGGTTATGTACGACGAGCGGCTGCGCAATCTGTCCGACTTCTACAATGTTGCCGGTAAGGCTGCCCGGGGCTACCGTCTGCGTCACGGCAATATGTTCGGCGTAACTGCTGAGGCTCTGGATCTGGGTGAGATCACCGCCGCCACTGCAAAGGGCAAGATCGTGGAGCTGAAGGCTGGCCATAAGCTGGCTGTTGTCGCTTCTCTGACCTCCGGCTCCACTCAGGTTGGTACCGTTGAGGCTGTCGAGACTGCCGGTCTTTACACCTATTTCGTGGTTAAGATTCTGTAAGTCGCGTCCAAAAAATATAGAAGGAGGAATTAGCAATGAATGAAATTGTAAAGCTTGCTATCGATGCCTATCATGGCCGAGTTGAAAAGTATAGTGTTGCTCAGTCTCAGGACGTTCTGCGTCAGGCTCTGATCGAAAAGAACAACGGCAAGACCTATCTGGACTACAAGGATATTCGTGACGGCAAGTGCCAGGGTCTGTTCACCCTGATTGAAACCATTCTGTCTAAGACTGTTGTTGAGGGTCTACAGGGCGACGAATATTTCAACGCTCTGGCTGAGATGCGGAATGTTGCCGAGGGTGACTCCCCTGTCTTCGTTGTTGAGGACAATAGCGTGTTCGTTGTATCCGAGGCTGCTGATGGTACTCAGGGTATCCGGCGTCAGCGTCTGGGTGGTTCTACCGAGACCACTATCCCCACCAGTCTGAAAACTGTACGCATCTATGAGGAGATGAACCGCGTCCTTTCCGGCCGGGTTGACTTCAACCAGTTCATTACGAAAGTAGCGGAGTCCTTTAAGCAGAAGCTGCTGAACGACATGTATACTCTGTGGTCTGGTGCTACCGCCGACCAGATGGGTGGCACTGTCTACTTCCCTGTCGCTGGTAACTACGACGAGGATACTCTGCTGGATCTGATTGCGCATGTCGAAGCCTCTGCCGGTGGGCAGAAGGCTACTATTGTCGGCACCAAGAAGGCGCTGCGTCCTCTGAAGGAGTCCATCCTGTCTGATGGTGCCAAGGAGGAGTGGCATAAGCTGGGCTATGTCGGCACCTTCTTTGGTACTCCCGTCGTTGCGGCTCCGCAGCGTCATAAGGTCAACAGCACCGAGTTCGTTCTGGACGACGATGTGCTGACCATCATCGCGGGTAACGAGAAGCCCATTAAGGTTGTTTACGAAGGCAACCCCATTGTTCTAATGGGCGATCCTCTTACCAACGCCGATTTCACCCAGGAGTACCTGTATGGTGAAAAGTACGGTATGGGTATTGTTCTGGCCGGTAAGTCCGCTGGCGTTGGCCGTTACGAATTTACCTAATATAAGACAGCTACATAGCCGGAGAGGTTTAACTCTCCGGCTATACGAACGAAAGGAGAAATTATGAGTACAGAAACGAGCACGGAAACTGCAGAAAAGAATACCCAAAAGAAAGCCAATAAGTTGCAGAGCGCACCAAAGGAAAGTGCTACGGCATCCTATACCGCAAAGGATGTCGACATGAATCAGTATATCACTGTTCGTAACGGGTATCCCGGACAACTTGTGTATACGAGCAAGCGCACCGGCGAGAAATTCTTCTGGGAACATTACGGTGACGAGCAGGACATTCAGTTAATGGAACTGCGTAATGCACGCAATACATCCAAGAAGTTCTTCGACCACAACTGGTTTGTATTTGACGAAGAGTATGACTGGGTTATCGACTTTCTTGGTGTCAGGGCGTTTTACAACAACATTATCAATCTGGAAGGTATTGACGCACTGCTTAAGAAAACTCCGAAGAAGATTGAAAAAGAACTTGCCACACTCACAAATGGTCAAAAGCGTACCGTTGCATACCGTGCTATGGAAATGATTCGGAATAAAGAGATTGATTCTTTGTCCGTAATTGAGGTGCTCGAAAAAGGACTTGGTATTGCATTGGTTGAAAGATAAGGTGAACCCTTTTGAGTATTTCATATGACATGTTTACCAGTGCCTTCTTATCGAAAATTACAGAATACGAATTTCTAAGTATCCCAGAAGAAAACCGTTCTGCAATTATCGATGGGTATATGAAGCGCGCTATCACTTCATTTAATAAAACGTGTGTCTATGACCTAATTGGTTCTGCGTCTGACGAGCAGCGGGAATTTGGCTTGGACATTCCGAGCGGAGATATCGACGAGATTCTTGATATCGTCTCCGAAGGTATGGTTGTTCAATGGCTCAAACCGTATCTATACAAGCAGGAGCTGCTGGAGTCGGTTTTGAACACACGGGATTTTACTACATATTCTCCTTCTGAAATGCTTGCGCGCGTCGGGAGCGCGTATCAAAATGCGCAGAGGGATTACACGCAGATGATTAGAGAGTACAGCTTTAATCACAACGATTTAACGGAGCTGCATCTATGAGCTACACCAAAGACGACCAGCTTCCGAATGGGCTTGTCCGCAATTATTTTCATTCTCTCGTAAATTGCTATTTCAAAATACTCCCGATTCGAGAAGATGGAGAAAAGACAATCGGCGTATACCTGGAAAGTCTTAAAGCGGAAATGCTTGGGTGCGGCAGCCTGCTGAATGATATTAAAAACGATCCTTCTTATATGACGCTGCTTTCCATCTTGCAATACTTCATCGATCATCCGGATTGTGATATTGCCAACGTTCGTAGGGAGGTCTTTCGTGCTACCTTGAAAATGCAAAGCAAATCGAAAAGTATCGCAAGGAGCTTGAAGCGGCAAAAGCTTCTGGGGACGATTCCGTTGAAACCATTGAGTCTAATATCGAATCACTTCTAAAAGAAAATTCTGCTCTGAAATTAGAATGCGATCAGTACGATTTAATGAGTGCAGCGTTGATAGAAGCTACCGGCGCATATCAGAATTGGATTAACGCTAAGAGTGCTGGCGAGACCGGAGACATGTTTGATGGCACCCTTGAAGCGCTGAAGCAAATTGATGATACACTGAATAATTCTGACTCCGATTTGTTTGGGCGAATTGGCAGAGAAGATTATAAGGCCGCAGTTGACTTTGTTGTCCCTGATACGGTTGATAAGGAAGACAGCGCCGCTGTAAACAGCTATCTGCAAAGCATCAGCGACATGTTTACCTATGATAGTAATGGCAACAAGAATGGGTTAAACATTGACGGCTTTATTCAGAAGTCAGTCGATCAGGGATTGCTCGTACTGAACGAGGCCGGAACTGCATATGAGATTGCCGGCCACAAGACAATGGAGGACTTTGCGAGTGGCCTCGGTCTTGCGATGCCCTTAGTACGGGCTATGTTTGGTGAGCTTCAGGAATTCGGCGCAAAGTTTGACTGGGCGGATGAAGCTTCAAAGACTATCGGCGATCTTGCCGTACAGGCTAATGAATCTGCTGAAGCATTGAGAAACGTGGAGCAGTTCAAAGATCTGAAAATTGTCATGGACGTATCCGAATTCGATGATGCAGATAAAGCGTGCGAAACACTCAAGTCATCTATCGAGCAGATGCAGGATTTTAAGCTAAAGCTTAATCCTGATGTAGACCAGGAGAAGCTGCAGCAGGCCGACGATGTCATCAGATACTGCGTTGCGCAGAAGCAGCTTCTTTCCGCACCGGCAATCATGTCTGTCGATGTGAGCAAGGTCACATCCGAAATTGCGCCCGCTCTTGACCTGCTCCAGCAGTTCCAGAATGCGCAGAACAACCTTGAGATGGATGCTTCCGTAGGTGCCGATACATCAGAAGCAGAGACAAAAATCACAGGGCTTGTAACTGAAATACAAGGGCTTGATCCTGAAATTCTGACAAAAATCGGACTCGATCCAACAAGTCAAGAGACAATTCAGGCATATATTAACGGGCTGGATGCAGAGGCGATCGTCAATTTTGGCGTTGACTCATCACTCGTAACTGCCTTTGAGAAATCTAGCCATACCGCAAAGGGTACTGTAAACTGGTATGACAATACCACTAATTTGAGCAAGTCATTTAGACGGATTGGGTACGTGTATTGGCAGGATGCAAATAGTCCATCAAGCTCCCGCGGCGGTGGTGGCGGTCATTTTGTAAATGGCTCCGCAAATGCGTATGGTTCCGTCAGAGTCGGTACTGCGAAGCTGCAAGGCGATTGGCGCGCTCACGCCGGACGATCCCTTGTAGGAGAGCTGGGACGTGAAATCATTGTGGACCCAAACACCGGCAGATGGTACACCGTCGGCGATAAAGGTGCTGAGTTCGTCAATGTCCCAGAAGGCGCTATCATTTTCAACCATAAACAGAGCGACGCTCTGTTGGAAAATGGCCGCGTCACCGGGCGTGGGCAGTCCTATGTATCCGGCAGTGCTTTTGTCACGGGATACATCCCATCTGGCATTAAGTACAATGGCAGCAGCTCCAGTGGGCGTAACCCCGGCTACAGCAATCCCTCAGGTGGTACAAGCTCCTCTGTCGATAACAACTACAACAAGGAACTGGAAACCTTTGACTGGATCGAAGTAGCCATCGACCGAATCGAGCGTGTTATCGAACGTCTCGGCAAGGTTGCGGATAGTGTCTTCAAGTCTTTGAAGACGAGGATGACCGCTGCCACAGACGAGATCTCTATGGTAACGCAGGAGATCGACCTGCAGCAGCGGGCTTATGACAAGTATCTCAGCGCCGCTGAATCTGTCAGCCTGTCCTCTGACCTGAAAGAACTCGTGCGGAATGGTGCTATCGATATCTCTCAGTACGATGAAGATACGACAAAGCTCATTAACGACTA